TAGCAATATCACAAACCAGATGCAGGCCGCTCTCATGGCCGAATGAGGCCTCTACTAAATCTCCCTTGTACACTGTCGATGGCATTTTTTTCACCTCATGGTATCTGCTCTGCGAAGACCACTACTTCTATCTGAAAAGTCATCCTAAATAGTTTCTTACTTCTATCAGAGAGGTCAGTCCTAGTCTTGTAGACCAACCTGTCGAAGTTGACGCCATCACCTTTTCGCTTGCTATGAGTCAGTCTCCTCACCTCGTTCTCCATCTTCTGCAACTGCTTGCGGCTCTTAGCCGTACGCATGTCCACAGTCACGTTCACTCTAGTGGTGACGAAATCGTAGAGGATATCTGGAATCTCCTCGTTGTGCGCAGTCTCAAAGACCAACACGTAATCTGACCTATGCAGGTCGAGACGCTTACCCCTCTCAGGGCCAGTATCAGCGATATCCATCACTATGGGCTTGTAGTTATCGGTATTGCCCCTGTTCCAATCTTCCTTGAAGAGGTCTATCACGACATCTATGGCTTCCTTGAATGTCGCTACCATGGTTATTCCTCCCTCATCCAAGTGGGTCTAGTGTCTGTCTTGTCGAAATTGGCGAAATCTGGTATCAGATGCTGCCCATCGAATTTTATCTTCTCCTCATATAGTATGGGTGATTCGGTCATCATCCGCTTATCTGTGTTCTCTTTGGCTATCTCCTCATCTTCGGCTATTGCCATCTCGTCATCGAACTTCTTCTTTCTCAAGTCCTTGGGATACTGCGTGATGACTTGCCTGACTTCATTCTGAAGTTCAGCCTTCTTGAACTCCTCGATGAGCATTGATTCAAAGTCCTCTCTGGTCCTACGTTCCAACTCGCTCTCTCTAACCAAAGACAACCACCTCCTTGTACCTCAAAAGGGTCTTTTCAGCATCATCCCTGTATATTTGAATCTTGGATGCTAGGTCTACGTTCTGAGAGCCCTCTGGTATCAGGATGCTACGGTCATCGCTCATCAGCAACTCGACTGCTACCATCTTGGTGCAGGCATCCTCTATCGCTTGCTGAACGTACCTCTCCCCATAGATGTAAGCGACCTTTATCGCATTCCACTCAAAGAAAGGATAGGAGTTGTTGAAGTAGATGATTCCCATCTCAGGGTCCAACCACCAATCGCGCAATCTACCCAAGTCTCCACTTCCAGAGCCCCCATGGAGGTCAACTACAGGCCTATGCTGAGTTACAGTGGTCCCATTCAAATCGTCTACGGAGGAACCTACGACAGAGGCACAACCAGTGAATGTCCCATGTGAAGTCACATTACCATCAGCATCGAGTACATTCGGAGTCTTACCGGTATATCTGATGACCGTATCACCAACTGATAAGACTCCAGCGGGTGCGAAACTAGATGTTACGTTACTTGTATTAACACTCGTATTACCCTCAGCATCGACATCGACTGAATGCACAGTCAATACGCTAGTCGTAGCGTTATTAACAACGGCAGTGTGAGATGAAGTCTGACTAATCTCTATGTTGCTGTCTGTAGTGACGATGCTACAAGTCTCACCACCCTTAGTCCCTCTCATGCTGGTAATCTTGACTTGACCAGTACCGTGGTCGGAGTTGGCGGTAGCAAGGAACTCATTGTGAACTGCTACATTGGCTGTGCTACCTTCTAATAGGAAAGTAGGACTGAACTCCACTGCTGTCTTTTTGACCCTATCCTCCTTGTTGATTAGGTCCGCTAGATTCTGAGCAGATGTCACCTTATCGAAATCAGACCGCCATTCACCGGTGGCATTACCGATGGTAAGCGCAGCAGCGGTACCATTACCGGGTGATAGCACTATGGAACCAGAGAGAGCGCGAGTGTCATCAGGCAAGGTGATACGAGCCTCAGCAGCACCTATCTCCCTGTAATCGCTACCCTGCCACAATTCCAATCGCAAGATTTGCTGTACATTCCTGAACAATAGGGGTGTTGTGCCCACATAATCGGTATAATAGCGCCTTCTATAGGGCTTGTAGGTATCGAAGTTGATGTATTCGGCTGTGACTAGATATGGTCTCCAAGAGTTATGAGTGTACTTGTCAATCTTGTCTTGCATCCTAGTTATGATGTCATTGACCTTACTCTTGGTTACTCCACGCTTCTTACCGAACCCATCGGTGAAGGATGCTTGGTTCTGCACATAACCATTGTCTGCTATCTCATAGAGACCGGGATTTATGTCACCGGAGAATGCTAGTTTCACACCACCCGCTGTTGATGTTATCCCGGTGATTACTTTCTCCAAACCCATCGGGTCTGCATCGCTGTAGATGAGGATAGTGTCATCAACAGAGAAACCTGTGTTTCTAAAGTCAGTACCTGTGACGAACACCCCAGTCGCTTCAGCATTAGCAGACATCAACACTGCTTCTTGAGGTCCTATCTCAAGCAGGTCTGCGACCTTCTGAGCAGTGGTGTAGACAGCAGCATCTGGCTCTAGGGGTCTAGTCTCTGGTTCACCGGGGCTGAATACTTGAGGCATAACATCACATCAGAAGTCCATAAGGGTTGGTTGCCCACCTTTTGCACCTTCTGACATGGCATCCTCTATCGTTTCAGAGCCTTCTACATCGTCTGGATGAGGGATATTGTCCAGTAGCATCAGTCCGTGTTTCTGCGGATTGCTCACAGCGTCCCTCATCAACTGGTCCCTGTGAGGAACTCGTGCATCCCCCTCCATCGCTTTAGTGCTTGGGTGTCTGTTGGCCCACTGTTGAAGCCTCATTGGTTTCCCTCCGGCCAGTTCGTTACCCTTCGCATCGAAGGCGTTGGGAACGACTCTCTGCCTGTGGTAGGGCCTAGCCTTGAGTATGCTCCATGCAGCATCGAATGCGTCCATCACTCTCGCCTCCCTAGATTGTACTCCATGGGCTTGCGACAGGCGCCACAGTTTTCAACCCATAGGAAGTGAAGCATGCCACAGGACACGCATCGAGTACCAGAGCCTATGTCTAGGATGTCACCGACTCCCACGTTGCGATTCCTCTGCTTCTTGGTCACGCCCTTGAGGGGATTCTCCTCATCGAGGACGACGCCATCGTTGTACTTGGTGTCCAGACGAACGTTCTGCTTCTGAGCACGAGAGATGCTTTCAACATCAAGGGAAACTACGTCGAACGCCATTCATCTCCCTCTCACCTTGTTACTACTAAGAATACGTTACCAAGGACGATAATCGGCTCCACAGATATGAAAGTCATTCCTTCTCCATTTATATCAGTGTAGAGTCTCTTGTTTAGAGAATCAGCCGTAAAGCCAGTACCGTCGGTCCAATCGCCGTTTTCAACACCAAGGGTGCTAAACTCCTTGGGGGAGTAAGGTCCGTAGATTACTATACTGCCCATTTAGTCACCGCCTCAAGAGCGGCGTCCTATGACCAAGAAAGTACAAGCCGCACCGACATTGAAAGTAGTACCGTTGATTCCAGTGGTAGTCGCAGTTGCTGCGCTTCCTACTGGGTTAGCGACACCGCAGTCAATTGATGAAAGCATATCGCTTAGGTCTACTGATTCAGAACCGCTAGTGCTCCCTGTAACTATCAATCTGTCTCCGAATACTGTTGGTCTGTTGTCTATTGTTGCCATTTTATCACTCCGTTATTGTCTCTTCTGCTGCTTCGGGGGCCGTCTCTTCTACCTCTACGACCTCTTCTACAGGATTGAGAGTATCTCTTACCATATCAAGTAATCGGCTCTTGGTCTTATAACCGGCTCCTAGAGACACTTCATTCTCCTTCAGCCAGACCTTGATGTCAGAGACTCTCCACCCGTCATCTGGGATGCCATCGTTGCCAGCATCCGCTGTGGGTGCCTCGTAGTCACCACCGAGAGCGAACATCTCAGGGTCCCAAGGACCATGCGAGTCTAACCACTCTTGGTCTACTTCTATTGCTATGCTTCTATGTAGGGTCCCATAACGCTTAATCGGCATTTGGGAATACGGTCCCAAGTATGTTAAGGTAGGCACTTAAGCCCACCTCAGTTGTATAGAACCATTAGGTCTGCTACTTTGCCGTCTGCTAGTCCTGTAACTGTCACTTCCAAACTAGACTCGGTAGTTCCAAGAACTGCGGTTCCGGGGCTAGCCTCGCCGCTCGTCACGAAGATGGAAAGAATGCTTGCGATTCCTCCGCCCAGTGTGAATTTACAGTTGGTGCTTCCGCCTTCGCAGTTAATTAGCGCCATCTTGGGTGCTGGGTCGTATCCGTTGGCCGAGGATGTGTTCAAAGCGTCATTGTGTGCTTGGAAGGTTCCAGTGCCGCCACCGGGGTAAGATGTGTCTGATGCTCCGTCTAGCCACTCTTCAGTATCGTGTGAACCCGCTCTGAGTTCCCATGCGCCCACAAGGGTGTTGGTTCCGTTTGCTGCTGCTGCTGTTGTTATTGTTAATTCGCTTGCCATTTTTCATCACCTATTGTATTGCTCCTATTATCTCCAGCCTCACTTGAGGTCCCTCACGCTGCCCTGTGCTCCGAAGAAAGTGGTCCAAATCTCACCCATGCTTCGGTAGAGTCCTTCTTGGCCCAGTCTGTTGATGGCGAACGGGTCACCAGTCTCGATACCAGACTCAAAGTACTGAGTAGGAATCGCTGTGCTGAAGTATAGGTAGTCTGTGTCTAGGAAGTACATCTTGGAGAGACCGTTTAGGTTCGCTGGTCCACCCTTAGTCATGTCCTTGGTTGGGATGATTGGTACACCGTTGTAGGTTGCCACGATGAATCCAGCCTCCATACCGGGAACACCCTTCACACCGTTGTAGGTAGGGGTGACCCTCTTCTCCTCCATGAACCTCTGCTGGGACTGTAGCAGTTGCTGTAGTCTCATCAGAGTGTCGTATCCGGTTAGGATAACCTTGGGGTTTCCACCACGGACCCATAGTTTCTGGAACATGTCGTCCAGATGGTCTAGGCTCATGGTTCGCTGGTTGGCTGCTGCGCAATCTGCTGCAACGTTCACCTCAGCGTCTGACCAAGTGTTAGCGGTACCTGACCTTGAGATGCTGTAGATATCTAGGTCAGAAGCCGCAGCGTGGTCTGTAGCGTCGTCTGCGCCTAGTTCCATAGCGGAATTGCTCGCAGTAACCCTGTCAAGCGACTCTAGGTTGTTCCCTGCTGGGGTGTCGACGTCCGTTAGGAGCATCTTGTTAATCATCTCAGCGTGGTGCTTCCCCATCTCCTCTTTGAGGACAGAGCGAATGTCGCCCATTCCGTCGTCCTTGTCAGCGAGGAAGATTGCAGTCTCCGACATGTCGAAGGTGTGAGCAATCGTCTTGGGCTTTGCAGCCACGTGCTGGAAGGTAGGCCTCTGGGTGTCAGGCAGGGTCGCGTTCTCAGCAACACCGCCACCGGCTACCTCTGAAGGCTTAGCCGTGATGACACGCCATCCCGACCTGTCCCAAGGCTTCTTGGGGAGGATGGAGAAGGCGTTGAACTCTTGGTTCAGTTGCGACCATACTTTCCTACCGTAGATTGCTTGGTAAGTACCACCAGTGGTGGACAGCATTGGGCTGTCAGCCTTCAATAGTTCGCTACCAGAGTAGGAGTATCCCATTGCGTTTCCAGCGCCATAGTAATAGCGCTCCATGTCAGTTATCGTGCGTACGTAATCTCTTGCCATCAGTTGTCACCTCCTTCAAAGACTCGGCCAGCGAGTTGGTGAACTTCGTCCCAACTCATCTTTGCCATGTCTTCCGTTGAAGGAATGTCTACTGCTGGAGCAGCGGCGGACTTGTTCAGCGTCTCACCGACTTCAGCAGGGGTGCCGATTGCATCGATTCTCTCGCCGAGAGCGGCGATTGACTTCTGAATCTCTGCTAGAGGGCTGCGTGCGTCGAATGCTGCGGCCTCGGCCTTTGCGATGTCAGCGGCTCTCTCGTTAGTGTATCGAGCAGTGAACTCGTTCTCTAGGCTGCCTCGGAACTCTTGCTCCAGAGCGGCGGCCTTGTACACTTCGTAAGCAGCCTCGATGTCTGCATCTGAGACATCCGAAGGCGCTAGGTAAGCGCTCTTGGTGACCTTCTTGGGGCTAGCGGATGGCTTGCCTTCCGACTGTTCCCTGTTCTTGGTCTGTCCAGTCCTCTGAGTGGTGTTCTTGTCCATCTCTTCGGGCGTGGAGCCAAGGTTAGCCTTGTCGAAGTGGTCGCGTGCGGCACCTGTGTCCACACCTGCACTCTTCAGAGTGTCTTCCATCCAGTTGAGGTACTCAGCGCTGATTATATCCGAGTACTCGGACTTTTCAACGGAAGCATCCTCTACGGATTTCTCCTTCTTATCCTTCTTATCATCTTCTAGGAAGGCAGGCTTGTCTTTCTTTTCTAGTGAATCCGTCGATGCGCTAGGTTCAACTTGAGTAGCCTTTTCCATAGTCTCAAGTCTGCTTTCTAGGCGCTCCAATACGGACCCCATTTGGTTCATTACGTCTGTTTCTTCAGTCATTTTGTTCACTTCTGTGTTTTCTTTGTCTTCTTTGAGGATTCTGAATGTTGCTTCCGGGTTAATTCCTTTTTCGCAGATTGTGATTTCATGAAGTTCTAGTTTGCTAATCTCTTGATAATCGCCACGCTTTGGGTCTGATTTTCTAACTCGCTTGAATGCCTGTCCACCTATGCTGAATCCTCTTAGATTTCCTTTTCGGATTTCAGCAGCGACTTCTTTTGCTTTCTCGATGTCGTCTCTGAGTTGTACTACTACAAACATCCCGACATCATCAACTTCGCTTTTCCACAACCTCCCTTCGTTATCTGTATAATTTGGAACCACTTCACCGACTTGTATATTTGAATGTGCTAGTTGTACATTTCGGTATTTTGGGTCCTCCATGAATTTCCTGAATCCGTCCTTCAACGCATTGCTTGTAATTAAATCTCCTTGCTTGTCTACCAATTCTACGCTAGCATATCCAGCCACGATGAGGTCATTCCCTGCCTTGAGGAGGGTGATGGTTTCATCACTAGGTCTGTGTAGTAGTCTCGATTGCACACTATCCACCTACTCTAAGTCATACTATATGTACTCGGCGGTATGCTTCTTCCGCCCCTTCCCTCGCATTTTTGGATAGTCTTCAGGCTTCTCTGGGTCCTCAGTAGGCCGTTTCTTCATATCCCAGTCAGGTAGTGACTGTTCTGATGTGAGACTTGTGGCTCCAGTGGGGGTCTCTGTGCCATCACCACCAAGACCAATCCCCAAACCACGACCAGCCATGTTGCTATGCCCCTTTTCCAATTGGTCTAGCACTGCTTCTATGACTAGCAGAGCCTTCACCATCTTTGGTTTGAGAATCCTCTCTTCGTCCTTGGCCTCTATTATACCAGCGCTCTCATCCTCGACCTCCTTCGGGGTCCGCTCCTCTATGTCCTCCTCATCCTCCATCTTCTTCTCTTTGAGCATCTCATCGAAAGCCGGTTGCCAATAGGTCTCAAGGCTCTTAGCCAGTCTGATGGTGTAGTCAGACCCTGATAGTTCACCAATGGCGCTAGTGGGGTTGACTGCTGCATCATCGATGACATCGTATTTCACTATGTCATCTGAGAAGTGCAGTATGAACCGGTCTTCATCCAACTCCATGGCGAAGGGTATGTGGAAGTCATCATCCGATTTCGTCATTAGAGCCCACTTAGGGTGCTTCTCCTCACCCTTCATGTAAGTGGAAACCGCATCTCTGAAGAGTAACTTGCTATCCTTGTTATCACTCAATAGGCTCTTCACAGCCCCTTTGAGCCCCTCATCGTCGGTAACCTTCAGAGTCTGGGGACTTGGTATGAGAACATTCTCATGACTATCGAATTGTCCCCTTAGTAATTTAATACGCTCGCGTGTGGGTAGGTCGGTTACATCCGAATCATCATAGATTAGAATGTCATTCACGAAAACCCCATCATCGTTCATTATCGCATCAACTACGTAGTTCTTCTTGCTCAAGGCTCGTAGAGATGAGCGAATGCTATCAAGGGTGGATACCTTCTCATTGTCCTCACCCTTGATATCGATTCTGCTACCTGTTCTCTTTATCTTGACTCTCTTCCCCTCATGATGTACTGAAACCACCCATTCACCTGTGAAACCGCTTAGTTCCTGTAGGTCCTCGACCCCGAAGACCTTGTGATAGGGTTCTATCAGGGGAATCTCCTTTGGTAAATCCGCTTTGACTAAATCCTGTGCGCTCTGCATAGTACCATCGGCATTGGAAGATGTCTGCTGACCCAGCAAGCCACCATTAGCATCAATGGTCGATAGCATGTTATCACAGAACTCGTGGCCTAATACCGCTCTGTAACTAGGGTCAGATGGGTTAAGCATCGGGTTATCAGCAGTGGTTTCTGTTCCCACTTCGACATCTCCATCATGTGAGATGCTGGAAGCGACAGTCGAGTTCACACCCTTACCCCAGTGCATTCTGGCACCGCTAGCGAAGTATGTACTCATAGGCGTACCCTCCCTTGAGCGTGGTGGGTGGATTTCCACTCCATTGTGCAAGCCCACCACATTGACATCCGATTCCCCAACATCCACATGGTCATCCAGATTACCGACCTTGCCCTCTTCAAAGAGTATCAAGTTGTGCGCTATGCTCTTCGCTCGGTTGATGTTAGACTTCATCTGTAACGGCTTAGGTCTATGACCCTCCCCATACATGCTGTCTTTTCCATCAGCCCTATGATACTCAAGACCATAGCCATCCAACTCGGCTGGTCTGGTACCCGCCATCATGGAATCAACTGCGTTCAAAGATGCGAATAGCGGATGTCTGGTGGTGAATGCCCGAATGTCGGCGCTTCTCCTATTCCCAGCGGAAATGGGGGTTGTCCTCTTCACTTCGTCAATGAGTTCATGATGGTCTTCGGAACCATGCCAAACAGCAGAATCTATCGGTTCCCTTTCAACAGTGCGTTCTTGCTCGGTTCTCCTATCCCTGACTGAGGAGAATTTCTTACTTTCCAAAGAGGCACCGCTGGCTAGAACGTCACCCACTGACATTACTTTGAGAGGGCTGGCATCCAAGTCTCTATCAGCAAGCACTCTGCGAATGTACTCCTTATGCGCCTTGTCTTTCGGAAGACCCAATCCATCTAGGATGTCTTCTTCGGACATATCAGAAGTCAGAGCCAAACCGTGGTCTCGCAAGGCTTTCGCAACTGGCATGTGTAGCGGTTTATCTGCAATGGTCTGTGCGCTCTGCTGCTTCTCACTCCTGATTGCTGGCGCAACAGCAGTCTGATTGTGTCTCGCTTGGTCTGCTCTCAGTGCTACTAGTTCACCATCATGGAAGGCTTGCTTCACATTCGCTATAGTCTTCTCAGGTTGTGTCCAATCGAAGGAAGAGGGGTCCTTGGCTATCATAGCAGGGATGATGGTGTCTCTAACTATATTCTCAAGAGCCATAATCTCACTCTCTCTAGTCAGGGCGAAGTCGTTATCGGACTGGTCCTTACCAGAACCTCCCCCAGAAACCGAGTAAGCGCCCCCTATGCTCTCTTGGAATTTCTGCTCCAAAATACCCTTCAATGTGTCTATCTGCCCCTTCAGTTCTGCTATTAGAGCGGGATTTGGGACGAAACCCTTCTCACCCTTTATGTTCTCTGCTTGGTCCAAGTCAGCCATCATATCTGAAAGGGTCTCTTGCAAATCGTAAGTTTCCTCATGGAACTCCTTGGTTGCATAATTCGGTGCTAACAAGGTCATCAATTCTTGATGCGATACATCAGGTAGAACATCTGGGTATTTACCAGCAACCATATCCTCCCATCTCATAACACGGTTAGGCGCACCGAGCATTCGCTTGCCGCTAGGCTCATCCAACGAACCAGCCTCTACCAACCCACCATGCGATATGACTGCCCTGAGTAACTTCCTAGCATTCCTATCGACCAGAGAATCGGAGAACTCACCTGCTTTCTTGCCAGTACCGGTCACTGTAGACCAATTGGAGGAGAAGTTCCTCCCGCCATCTATGTTCCTTCTCCTATACCTTCTGCTAGCAGAAAGATTCTCGCTCTGGAAGGACAGTTCATTAGAGTGGTCATCTGGATGGATGTCAGTCAAAGCAAGATTGAGTGGAATAGACTTTGAGTACGAAGTGTGATTGGGATGCTTCCTGTTTCTAGGCCAATGCACCTTCCCAAATTGGTCGATTCTATGCCCACCCCTATTGTGCTCAGACTGGTCGAAGGGGGAGAGGACCTGTTCCGCTGTATGAGCAGAACGCTGTCTAGGACCTAAAACGTCCTTGAGTAGATGGCCGAACATCCCAGTCACACCTTTGTTGGCTGAGAACACCTTGTTCAGAGCGACCCCATGTTGTTCATCATGCGGAAGGTCATGGAATTCCCCAAGCAGAGAGAGGACTCCCTTCAGCCCATCACCTGTGCCATAATGCGTCAGAGCGTGTAGGAAGTCCCTGTACTGGGTATCTGAGATAGGTAACCCCCCTTCCTCAAACGGCTTGTTCCAATGGTCACCTCTACCTCTAAGCAAGCCGCCCTCGTTGGTGAAGTGACCGCTTCGCTCTTTACCCAAATCGCTCATTCTAGGGCCATTATGAGAAGTCGTGAAGACACTCTCTACTCCCCTCAACTCCTTCTCATTCTTGGCAGTACCCATGAATGAATCAAAGTGCTTCATTATGCCATCTAAGTGCTTTCTGTCTATTAGAGGCTTAGCACTACCGAATGTTATTGAGTTCTCATCGGTGTCCTTGGTATCGAAGAGGTCGTGTTCCTTGAGCAGGTTCAAATTGGAATCGTAACCCATCAGACGCAGAGCATCCGCTTTGGTCAATTCATGTGATGGGGATACCAGAGCGTGTTCCTTCAGAGTATCTAGCCAAGATTCACCATCAGGCTCACCTTGTGGGAAGTCTTCGTTGGGGTCACCGAAAGTATCCCCCTTCTTCATCAGGCTCTTCAAAAGCGCTCTTTGGTTCTTATCGAAACCGAAGAGGGAGCCAAGACTAGCATTACCATGGAGACCATGCTTCTTGTTATTGTCCCAAAGGTGTTGGTTGATGGCGTCTAGTATCGTATGCTCAGCGGTTCTGCCGTTTTCCAGTTTGTAGGTGGAGAGCGCCTGACCTATAGCACCACTCTCAGAAGGAGGACCGAGGGTGTCTTCCTCGCCCTCCACGTTAGCGGGAACGTTAGGGCTAGTCTCCTCATGCGAACGCATGAGCCAATTCAACTCCGGCATTGACCGGGCCCTCATGTTGCGCTTCAACCGACCCATTGGGATGACCGTTCCATCATCTAGTTCGATTGACTGCTTTTCGGGGTTATCACTACCATGAGCGAATAAGTGGTCTAGGACCTGAGTCCTCTCATGTGGTTCCAACCACTCAAGGCCCATCATGTAGGTGAGCCATCCGGCAGAGTGTGCATGCTTCTGCGTGTACTTAGCAAGGGCCTCTGGACCTTCTTCCATCAGAATATTCTGAATCTCCTCATCGTCTAGCCCCTCTTCGGGGTCTACCTCCTTATCCATCAAGTCCTGACCCATCCACTTATCAGCAGCATAGTCAAAGTGGGCTTCCCTCTGCTCCTCCTCACTCAGACCCTCGATTTCTTTCGGGTTATTCTTCTTCCACTTCTTGAAGGCACGTTCGTAAAGTGCATGGTTGTCTATTCTGTTACCGGGCATCTCACCATCGAGACTGACTCCTTCCGGTTGTTTTATCGTGAGTGGGCCGATGTAAGGCATCGACTTACCACCAAGGGGCTTATCGATACCCTTTATCGCACCACTATCGCTATGATGAGTCTCATGCGTCCTATCTAGAGCGTCATCCTTGGAGGCCTGACCACTCTTGATGTAGTCTATCATGGAGTTCACGAATGCAGGCCTTCCGTTAACAGGGTCCTTCCTCAATAGTGGATTGACAGTGGAGTGCCAAGGGTGTTGTACATTATACTCCTCTTCTCTGTCTGGTCTTGCTGAGGGCCAATCACCATGCATTAACTCAGTTAGACCAGAACCCTCAAGCCTGTTCTGATAACGATGGGTTGAGGGGTCAGACATTCCCACTCTGCTATACTCATGGGATTGCTGTCTTCCTAGTGCTCGGCGTGCCTTACCACCAGTGACAATCCTATTCATAGACCTATTCTCTGGTTGGAGTTCTAGCGAATCTCGCAACTCATCAGGGACATCGAAGAAAGCATCCGAGTCTTTGCCCCTTTGCGTCTTCCTAGCCTTCAGTAGGGTATCACATGCGAACATGCAGATGTCATCAATCGAATCCCTCTTGACTACTATGTCATGATTATCCAGATTTAGCAGGGAGGACAGGTAATCCACTACTTCCTCCGAGTAGTCATCTAACTGATAGATAGACTTGAGTAAGTTCGCTTTGTGTCTGTTGTAGACATCTATCGCATCTTCATGCACACGATACCACCTTACTCAGAACCCGCAGTGTGCTTGTTAGCGTCTTGAGTGTTCATGGACCTGCCTAGCGCATCCATGTCGGCACTGGTCTTGGTGGCCCCTTTGTTGGCGACATCGGTGCTGTCCAGAGTACTTTGGTTGGTATTGTAGAAGACGTTACGAGTCTGTCCACCGGTCTCTATGTCGAAGGCTATGTTCTGAGGTTCCATGCTAAAGGAGGATTTCTCCAACTTGTCAATCTTCTCAATGATATCATTGGCTTTCTTCATCATTCCTTTTGCTTCTTTGCTCATCTCGTCATATCTGGGCTTCATCTAGTACACCTCTTGGTAATCCACATCCTTGTGTTGGGAAGCCATCTCGTGAATCTCCTCCCAAGTCATCTCGTGAATCTCTTGGTTACTCATGTCGGAACCATCAATAGAACCGCCTTTTATGAT